GAATTTGCTCCCATTATAAAACTCCTAATATAACGTATTCAATATAAATAGTCAGTTATTTCTTCTATTGCGTCTTTCTATCGCTCTTTGTCTCTTTAAAGCCTCGCGCTGGCGCGCTCGTCGTGCTCTTATACTTTTTTCTTTCTTTTTTACAGACGGCTTTTTGTATCTACGCCTGTCTTTTACTTGTTCGATAATCTTTTCTTTCTTGACTTTTTTATTGAACTTTCTAATCATTCTTTCGTTATTGTTGCGACATTCTCGTGCTGTCACGCACACATTAATTTTATTACTCATATTATTTCATCGCATCCCAAATTTTACCAGCACCGCCGATTAAAGAACTTATATCAACACCGGAATCTCTTGGATTGCCAAGGTCTACAGAGCCTGCTTTTGGCTCTGAGGATTCATAGCCATTCATAGGATCCGTTCCTTCAAATAAGTCCATACCATTATAAGCTTCGGCATTAATTGAATTCATAAGCTTAGCTCGATGTTCTTTAATTTTATTAGAGCTTGCTTTGCGGGGAGGCGGTGGTGTACTTTTAGACTCTACAACAAGATTTCCCTGCATTCCTTTTGCAACCTCGGCTACAACATTAGATAAAAGTCCTTCTTCAATAAGAACTTCATGTATGCACTCTTTAATGAGTGGCTTAATAAGTGTTTTTAAGTCATTTTTTTTCATCTAATACTCTCAATAATTCTTCTTTAATTAGTTCTTCTAGAGTTAAATCTATGTTTTCTCTTTGGTTTCTTCTGCTTCTTGATTGCGACTGGGTGGGCATGCCTCTGGTGCCGCCTGCGCGCTGAACAGTGCCGGAACCTTTGGGTTTATTCTGGCGCCTTTGCGCTCTTGATAGCCCAGGGGCAGCTGCCTTTGGTGTCGTTTTTCCTTGTCCTCGGACTGGTTTGACTTTTTTGGTAGAGGCTTTTTTGGTAGGGGCTTTTTCGGTAGGGGTTTCTTTTCTCCCGCTATAAAATGGAATATAAATGGTACCACTATCTGCTAACTTTACTGCAGCGTCTATAATTCTTAGTTGTGCACCTCGAATCCGAGAACGTTCTATAGCCCCCATGATTTCCATCTCTTCACGAATATCGTCAGCGGCACGGCTAGACACATTGGCGAGAAACAAATCTTCCACGTCTTGCGTTGTGCCCTTGAGAGCCAAAACCAGATCGTCTTTGTCCAACTGTCTAAGCACATTCTGAACCGCCAAGCCAGTAAGCGAAGACAGATCTTCAAATCTAATCCCAGACGGATGGGGCTGGTTGATGGGATGAGTTTCTCGCCTTCTTGTCGTTGTTGGCTTCTTAGGGGGTGGTTCCTCTTTAGCTGCTGGTGTAGT